ATCTTCCTGAGAAGAAAATCTGATAAACATATCATCTTGAGTCGTAGTGTCTCCAATTGTGGTTTCTGTTCCCAAGAATACTAAGTGTCGATCGGGAGTTGAAACGAGCATGTCTCTTGAAGCCGTTGGTGCATTAGAAATAATAGTGGCACGAGTAGATGTTGCGGCTGCTATGGAAGAATCCCATTCAAAACAGGCTCCTCCTGTAATTAAAGCAATGAGTTTTGTTCCGTAATTATCTAAAGACCACATGCCAGGTTCAATCACATAGTCACCCGAAGCGGCTTCGCCCCAGCCTACATAGTCGTCTGCATCGTAAACTGTTGCCCCGGTACTGTGCGCCTGACCATTTGAAGTTCCTGGAGTGGCTGTTCCTGAAGCTCCTCGGGTAATTCCTGTTAGATCATCGCCGCTTATTCCGGTATAGGTAATCAATTCGGCATCGACCAAAACAGTTCCAGAAGTGGGAAATCCTGTGGTGGAAGTTAAAGTTACTGAAGTTCCAGCTCCTCCGGTTCCTGCTGTATCCGGATCTAATCCTCCATTTAAAGTCGTATCAAGTTCACCGGCCACAGTACCACTGTATTGTCCTATGCCCCAGCCATAAGCTGCCAGCTGTTGGGCTGGACCTACCGTGTAATACGCTTGGACTCGAATGCCCCCTGAAGTGGTGGCCCCTGCTCCTGTTTCAACGGATGGCATGGTAATGGTTAAAGTAATCGTGGTGGGCACCGTAGTGACCATAAATTTTTTATTATTAAAATCAGCGGCTACATAATTAGAACCGGTGATGGTGGTAAAACCATCTAAAAGAATAATATCTCCTACATTAATCCCATGAGCCCCGGAAAAAGTAAGAGTGACGGCAGCTGTAGCCGGTCCTGGACTGGTTCCTACGGTTGAAAAAGCATTGGTTAAAGTTGTAGTGGCTCTGATAGGATGAATATCGTAAAAGATTCCTCCTGAATAAGCGTATAGAATTCGGTTTGTTCCTAGGGCCGCATACTTGATGCCTATATTATCAACAAAATGATGAATAGCTCGTACGGGACCTGTTAAATAACTTTCTCCTAATTCAGCCCAGCCTCCTATTTTTTCGGGGGTGGAATATCTGAAACGAACATTATCACCAGCAATCCATTGTCCTTCAGCAGTAGTGGGGGTGACCTGTTTATTAAAGCCCGGCATAAAGCCTATTTTTTGCAGCATAAAAATCTCTTTAATTATGAATATACCAGAATGGTGAGGATATCAACTGGTTAGAGTAGGCGTAGAAGACCTTTGTGGTGGAAAAATCCCCCACGCCAGACTTCTATATATCTTATTTCTTTTGAGGGGGCAACTTAAAATCTATAAACCAATCAGGAAGTCCTATGAAAGAACGTTTGTCGTATATATTTTCTTTAGCAGTTTTTTTGGTGCTGTCGTTATAATGAAGAAAAACTTGACCACAATCTTTCCCTGGAAAAGCTTCACGCCAATGTTCTACTTCACATCCAGAATAAATAAGCATGTCTCCGATGTCCAGATCCACTTTAATTCCCGCCATCCCTGTCTTACCCGAAGAATCTAGATAAATAGGCCAAGGATCTCCTCCTAGATTTAAAGTGGTAGAAACTTCACAAGAGTAACGGTCTTTGTGTCGATGTAGGACATCTCCGGTTTTATAAATTCGTGCATAAGAATAAGCTTCTTGTAATTTATAGCCGGTTTCTTCTTCCATTTTTACTCGAAGGCCTTGAAGCAATGTTTCCATCACTCCATCTCCATAATGAGAATAAGTATTAGGAACTTGACCATCGTTCCATACTCCCCACTCGGTGGCAAAAGGAGAAAGCCATTTATGCTCAAAAAGGAAAGCTGCTACCTTTCGTTTATTTAAAAAATAAGTATAACAGAACTTGGCCAATTCAGGAGGGATGGCTTTTCTTAAAACTTTATATTTATTTTTCTGATATTCATTCATCGCGTTTTTTATTTTTCATCAGTTGTTTTTTTCTTTCCTCAATTAAAGTTTCTACAAAATCAGTAGGATGTTTTGGACGGGGATGCTGGAGCATCGCTTTAATATATGCATTATGAAGTTTGGGTAGATGAATTATTTTATTTTTTTTGATCATGGTGAAATCCTACTATAGTTTTGGGAAAGGCTTGCATATTAAAATGGATAAAACGAAAAGGTTCATAACCATTGTCGACATTATATAAATGGGGCAGATATGAATTAAAAAATATTAAGCGACCCGGTTTAACTTGATAATTAACTGCCTGAGAAGCCATGGTAAATTTAGTGGGATCTTTTTGAGGCAAAAGATTCATCAACCGTCCTGCTCTAGGATCTTCAAAAACCGGCATCGATGTTTTTTCACTGGCTTTAAGAAAAAAGAATCCCGAGATATGACCGTTCCAATGTGTGTGTAAGCTATGGTGCCCTCCTCCGTCTTTCGAAAACTCTTGAACCCAAAGTTCAGTAATAAAGATTTCATGATGGGTTAAATCAAATCCTTGACCGTCTAATAAATTCCAGGCCGTTGTTCCAATGTAATCTTGTAAAACTTTAAAGTCAGGATTTCCCATTAAAGTCTGAGAATGATGAACCCATGCATGTTCTCCCTTGTCTCCGAATGTTTTATTTCGTTTTTTAATGGGGCCCATATTATTCTCTCGAGCTTTCGTAATAAAAGGATCAGAAGCTTTATTTAAAGTTTCTACCCATTCAGGTTTATCCGTAAAATAAACAGGAGAAGCAAAATAATGTTCTGTAGTAAGAACATCTGGTTTATTTATTTCTTCTTTCATTTAAAAGGCTTTCCTAAATTCCATATTACTAAACTATATCTTAATCCTTGTGTGACCGGTTTAACTCGATGCCATACAAAAGAAGGAAAAATTACCATTGATCCTTTGGGACCAATTTCTTTGCATATTTTAGTACTGTCTTTACCAGGATCTAAATTTCTAAAATCAAATTCTAATTCTCCTCCTTTATAATCTTTTTCATCCGATAAAGAAAGAGTCACAGATAATTTTCTTATTTTACCATGCCTCATAGGCTCCTGGGGTGTATCATAAGGTTTCTCCCAACCATCGGAATGCCAATCATAATATTGTCCTTTTTCATATTTAGTAAATTGACCGGCCTCAGAAAAATCCCATTCAAAATTCCAACCAGCTCTAGCATTAGCACTGCGAATAAAAGGATGAAGTTCTTTATAAATCCAATTTTCCGTTAACCAAACAATGTTAGAATCTCTTTTCTTTTTTAAATCTTTAACTTGTTCTTCATTCAGGGCGAAAGGATCTGTAGTGCCTCCTGTGACGCCCCTTTCTTCTTTTGACTGTAATCCATATCTTACAAGTTCATCACAAATATGATCAGGGATCGCTTTTTTAAAATACCAATAATAATTTAATAGATTCATTTTTGATTTATATCCATATTAAAAGATAAAGAAATTCTAGATTCATCGGACGGATTAGCCTCTACCGCATGTATCACATCCGAAGGAAAGATAACTAAATTTCCTACCTCAGGGTTTATTCTCCACAGAGAAGAAGTTTCATTAGTGTATTCAGAATACTGTAATGAAAAAAGATTAGGTGTACGGATATTATAAAAACATAAGTCCCCACATGAAGGAGGAGTTTTAATATAATAGATGGCCGCTAAAAAACTACCGGGATGATTATGGGGAACAGTATAGGCCCCTTTTCTATTAATATTAATCCAAGGATTATCAAAATAAACGTTGTAAGGAGCTTTAACATGTAAGCTGTCGACATAAGCATGAACCGAAGATTTAATAGCATCATAGAATTTTTTAATGAGGGGATCTATATCCAAATAAGGACTATGATATCCGTTTCGATTGCTAATCTTCAGAGAGGGGGATTCTTTCTCTGTTTTCAAAGCAAACGATTCAAGTTCTTTATTAAAAGAAATTTTAGGAAAAGTATGCCAAAAGGAAGATGTAAATATAAAGTCTTTCATTATTACTAACGAAAGGTATATCAGATTTAAAAAGGAACTACAAAATACTCTATGCAGGTACCCAAGCTAAGGCTGATGGGTCCCAGTTAAATGAATTTTGGGGACTTTCTTTGTCTTGT